CTGGTATTAAACTAGCACGAATGAACTTTCATAGAATATACTTTGACAAGTCAGCTAATAGACTTGTTGAATGTTTAAAGAATTATCGCAGAAGTATAAACTCTGCAACTAACGAACCTGGCGCACCATTACATGATGAGTATTCACATGGAGCAGATGCGTTCAGATATTTATGTACATCTATTGAGTCCATGACTAACGATACATGGGGTAACACTAAGATAGAGTATTCATCAAGAGGAATTGTTTAATGAACTTAAAAGACTCAGAAGTTATTGCACAGATAGAGCAACAAGAGAATGTTGCCTATGGTGTAAATGATGCAGCATTATCTAACGATAGAGCTGAAGCTATTGACTACTATTTAGGTGAACCATTTGGTAACGAAGTAGAAGGTCGTTCACAAGTAATTAGCTATGACGTTCAAGATACGATTGAGTCAGCATTACCACAACTTCTTAAAGTATTCGTAGCTGGTGACAAGGTTGTTCAGTTTGACCCTAAAGGTCCAGAAGACCAAGAAGCAGCAGACCAAGAAACAGATTATATAAATCACGTAGTCATGGAGCAAAACGAAGGCTTCAACATATTCTACGTATGGTTTAAAGACGCATTACTATCTAAGAATGGTTATGTAAAAGTCTACTCTGAAGAAGAGGAAGAAGTAGAAGAATATGAGTATAAAGGTCTTACAGACGCACAACTACAAATGTTGGCTTCAGATGAGAAGACAGAAGTATTAGAACACACAGCTTATGCTGACCCATCTGTAGACTTAGCTATGCTACAACAACAAGCTATGATGCAAGGTCAAGACCCAGCATTAGTTATGCAACCTATGTTACATGACGTTAAGCTCAAGGTCACAGAAAAGAATACAGAAATTGTTATTGAGAACGTAGCACCTGAAAACATGATGGTATCTGTAGAAGTATCAGGTCCTAACCTACAAGATGCACGTTTTGTTCAGCACAGAGAAGTCATGCAATTAGCTGACATTGCTGAAACATTTGATAAGCCATTAGAATACATTAAGTCTATCATGTCAGACCTTCGTGATACATTTGAAGAAGAGTCTAATGCACGTGATATTTATGACGAAGAATATGATAGAGCTATTGAGTCTAACGAAGCTCTTGTTAAAGACACATACATTAAGTTAGATGGTGAAAGACATAGAGTAGTAGTGTTAGGCAATACTATTCTCTACAAAGAGAAATGCGAGTATGTTCCTTTCGCATGTATCACACCTATGATAATGCCACATAGACATATTGGTCGTTCTTATGCTGACTTGACTATGGACATTCAGCTTATCAAGTCTACACTTATTCGTGGTCAGTTAGATAATATGTATCTAGCTAACAATGGTCGTTATGCTATCTCTGATAGAGTAAACCTAGATGATATGCTTACTTCACGTCCAGGTGGTATTGTTCGTGTAGAAGGTGACCCAGGTTCAGGTATTATGCCTTTATCACATCCACCACTACCAGCATCATCATTTGGTATGGTTGAATACATGGACTCTATGAAAGAGAAGAGAACAGGTATCACAGCATATAACCAAGGCTTAGACTCTAACAGTCTTAACAAGACAGCAACAGGCGTATCACAAATAATGAACGCTTCGCAACAACGTATAGAGTTAGTAGCTAGAACATTTGCTGAAACAGGTGTAAAAGAACTATTTAAACTTGTTCACAGACTCGTTAGAACTACACTTACTAAACCTGACATTGTTCGTATTAGAAACAAATGGGTAGAAGTAGACCCAAGAGAATGGGAAGACCGTAAAGACTTATCTATCTCTGTAGGCTTAGGTGCTGGTAATAAAGACCAACAGTTAGTACACTTGACTACTATTCTACAAATGCAAAAAGAAGCTATCCAAATTGGTATTACTTCACCAGAGAAGATATACAATGCGTTAGCTAAACTCACACAAAACGCAGGCTTTAAGAACCCTGAAGAGTTCTGGGTAAACCCAGCTAATACACCTGAACAAGAAGGTCAATCAAATAAACCTTCTGAAGCAGAGATTATGGTTCAAGGTCAATTACAAATTGAACAAGA